CATTTACAAAAGTTTTCCCAGGTAGAGTTTGATTGTGATCTTGTTAAAATTGTAGTCATTTAAATAGTGCATAGTGTTTCTTGTATCAAGTAAGTAAGACCAATTTAAAGCCTTGGCAGGCTAGAGCTATGGGAGGAATTGCACCCCCCTTATTCTATTTAGCTGTTAAAAGTTATATTTGAGACCGGCTTTAGTTCCGTAGCTAGTAGTATCTCCAGTTAGGAAGGACACCTCTCCATATACAGAGAGTGCGTCACTAATTCCATATGAACCACCGGCCTTACCTGAAAGTTCTACCTCGCCATCAGCATTATCGGGTGCAAGCAAGGCAGGCCCTCCTTGCACATACCAGTTATCACCTTCAAATCCTGCGTGAATATCTGTCGCGGATCCGGTATAGTCCGAACCAAAAAATCCTGAATTGACTTCTACATTTGCGTAGGGTCCAGCTTGTGCTGCACCGGCAGCGCCGAGCAGAAGTGAAGCAATAATAAGAGTTTTCATTTAATAGTGTGTTATTTTTTTGCAGTCTTAGCTGACCGCTTGAAGTTTGCTTTAGTCGGAGCACCGGCAGAGCCAGGCTTTCTCATCTTCTCTCCACTACCAGCAGCGATACGCTTTTTCTTGGCATGGATGTTTGCATATAGGCCAGGTTTAGCCATAGCGTTTTTTTGATTTAGATTTTGCTAGAGGTAGTTGTGGTCCAGTACGTTTTAGGAATACATCCTTTTCGTTTGGATTAGTTGTACTTTTACCTTTGTTATAAATCTTCTGTTTCTTTTGAGCACCTTTATGGCCTGGCCCGATGTCCATTGATTGGGCTACAAAGTTGCTATCAAAAGCTTTCTTATCTACTTTATTTTTTGCCACCTTTCGTACCTTTCTTAGGTGGACGACCTTTCTTTGTACCGTACGTTCCTTTACCTTGTGGCATTACCAGACTCCTGGAATAAATTGACCAGTTAGTGCATACGCACCTAGTGCAGCGATGACACCCAGCATTGCCAGGCGACCATTCAGCTTCTCAGCATTTTCGTTATGCATAATTTTTTCCATATTAATTAAATGAGCTTATGTAGTTGTCATACACTTCATCAAAGTCGTCATACGGTGGGTCGTAGTTTTCGTACATTTTTTTTAACCCTTTGGGCTTTCAGAAGTCATCACCTGACTCAACTTCCTTTACATTAGGTTCGTCTACTTTATAACCTTTCATATTTGGAAATAGCGCAGCTACATCTTCACTAGACATATCACCTACATCAACACCAGCTGAACCACTGACTGATACAACTTGAATTCCTTGAATTTTTAGACTAGTACCGTATGTAGTTTTATCCTTAAGTACATAAGGCTTTTGCGTAAAAGCTAACTTGACCATACTGCCACTATAGATAGGCGTTGAATTATCTTCGATCAACGTACCTTCAGTATCTACAATAGGTGGTCTGTTGTCCTCTTTCCAAGAAAACTTGACTGTATATTGACCTGGACCTATTTCTTCCCAAGGTTCTGGCTTTAGACTTGAGCGCTTAGGATTTGATAGTTTCGATTCAGACCATTTAAGGCATTCCATTCGGTCATCTTCAAGCTTGTCAATCATTTCTTGATCAACAACGGCTTTCAATGAGTAGCCAAATTTAGACGGTTGCATTACAGCCTGGAAACCTTCAAGGATTACAGGTTCTGGGGTGACAAATGTGTTGCGGGCCATTAGTTAGTTTCAAGTGTGCTTTTTTCTCCAGATACACGCATGTGTGCTTGCATCGAAGGTCGTTTGTATCTATTAGCGAAAACATCAGGAATCCAATAAGTCTCAAGCCAATCAATAGTTGAACACATTTTCATGTGCTCTTCAACAGTGTGATTGTGAAAACCTAGTTGTATGTAACCATCATGAGTCACACAATTTATCCCTGACCTGTAGATATACAGTCTCACTAACAGAAAAAATAAGTGGATTCAATTACTGACTCAGGTTTAAGTGTGCCAATAATTGGTGGTTTAGTTTCGGCTCCGATTTGTGAAGCCCAGTCAGTCAAGTAGTCATGCTCTGCAAATAAATGCATGTATGTTTCCCTGACTATTCGATTTAGTGTTGACATATCAGTTGCACGACACAAGACAGAATCATGTATCAATGCAATTGGTGCATCAAATTTGAGTGCAGATAGACACAAAAGAGTAGAGTCAAGCGAATGGATTACATTCGGTGCTGTTGCATTTTTGTGGTGTTTCTTATCAACTTGTTCTGTATCACCGTCAGCAACTGAAAGTTTACAACTACCTAATAGTTGCATTTCAATTCGCTTGACGTTTTTCTTATTTAGCTTTTGTGTAACCACAAAGCCAGAAGGCGTGACCCAGTTCAATTCAGTAAGACCACGATCAACAGCTTTGCCTACCTCTTGCTCTATCCATTTCATAACTTGCATCGGGCCAGGAAAGATGCGATGCATTGCACCCCTTACAGCATTGACAACAAGTGTTAAATCTTCCTTATCAATTTTATAATCCTTCTCGTTCAAAGCTTCCCGTATGTAGGAGCGATTCGAGTAGGGTTTGGCATTGTAAGGAACAGTCATCACTGTTCTTTTTGTAAGTTTCCTGTCCATGTAAGGACGTACGTGTTCTGGTACATGAGGTTTTGCCTCTTCAGCAACTACTTTGTAAGCATCTTGTGGTCTATCACTAGGCAAGACGTTAGTAAGTTTGGCTGTACCAGCGCAGCGACATAATCCACTTAGTATCTGCAAGCCAGATGCAGTGGCATCAACGGCCACCGGTAAGTTTGTGTAATCTCTGTCACATAAAATGCAGCAGTGATAATACTCATTACAGCTAGCAAGAAATTGCCAGGGATCGTCAGCCTGTTCCCACTCAGGGATGGTTCCAAGTGGATCAAGCGCAATACTTGTGATTGTGGATTTATTATCTTCTACCCACTGCAATCTTTCAGACATAGTGTCTTTTGATCGACCATAGGTAGTAGCAACCTGAAACGCTAGCCATTGCTCAGATTCAGGTGTGACAAATGCTTTTTCGTAAAAAAGTAAAAGACTTTTACCGAAGTCGGTACACTGAGGAGAAAGAAATGGGGCTAAAGGATAACATCTTCCACGGTAATCAAAGCTCCAACAATGGTAGAATTTATCTACATTTTTAAAACGCTTTACTGCATTCATTGTCATTCTTGTACGAACTGACTTTTGAAATGCTTGTGCGTTCTGATTGTGAGCTTGGGCTGCTGTACGTCGATACCCCATCTCTGACTCTCGATTTGTGTCGATGTCAGCAGGTTTAGGTGGTAAAGGAGTTTCGACAATAGGAATGAACTTACCTACTGCTACACCTCGTTCCATCAAAGCCTCAGCGACTTCAACAATGAACGGGTTTAGGCAGTAGGCAACCTTCTGAATTTTGTTAAGAAATTCAATTGGGCGTTCCCCCTGTATAAGTGTCGGGTTACCTCTACGAACCAAGTCATGGCAACGCATGATCTCGTTTAAGAGGTAACCGCCGTGCTTACCGTCAGCTGTCCAGTCGTTTGGTTCGATCAGCATTGGCCAAGCCAACGGGCTGAACAGCTCAGCCTGTTTCATGATCTCGTCTTTGACTTCAAGAAAAGCAGCGGTTGGCGTTAACTCAACGTAAGTCTTATACCCTTTACGGGCATGAGTTTTCATGAAGTAATTAGAGGCTTGACATAAACAATCAAGCAACCAACCACCAAGCTTGATCCTATTTTGGATGCCCCAAGTTTTCCAGCTTTTAACGTCATATCGGTTCATCAAAGTTGTAACAACCTTGACTTTTTGTTTTGTGCCGATTGAACGGTGAAAGTAGTATTCTCTGACCATATGTAGCAGGCCAGGACATGTGCGTTCGTAGTAACGCATCATGCATTCATTCTCAATAGCAGTACCTATTGCATTTGTAATGTTAGTTACTTGAGATGAATTCGGCCTGTTACTAAAGATCTTGTCAAAAGAAATCTTGAGCGTGATGGCTGCAGCTATTTCCGGTTCAACATCAGCTAAGAATTCAATAATCTCAGCAAATGCAACACCGGCTGAACCTTTCCTTATCCGTAGGTAAGTCTGTTCAATACGTGCAACCACAGCAGGAAGCAGCTGCTCAATAGACACAACTCCGTAAGTAGAAGCACTCGCATACTCCTTCTCCTCCAGTTTTTTGGTGTTTTTGCGTAGCTGGTTAAGACCTTGTTTGATTTGCTCCCGTTCAAGGGCAATTTGTTCGTCAACTTGGGCTGGTGTAGGCAAATAAAGTCCGCGTTAGTACCGGTGATTAGACTGCTGTCTTAGTGCAACAGTGATTGTGAAAGGAGAGTCGGGGCGCGGACCCCGACCATTTCACTTTTGTAACCTAGTCAGGCAAGAACCTGAAACTAGCGCGTCTACCAAATTCCGCCACATCCGCGTGTGACAGCAAGGCTTTTCAGCAATCTCATCCGAAGGATGGAAGCAAGAAAAGGTAATCCTTACGTCTGAATCATGGTATCAGAGCACCCATTAGTCCCGCTTAGATTGCAGGAATTGTGCTCTACGCTGACGTTCGACAATGAGCACATGATCAATCATGTGTTGGTACCAATCACCATGAGTTGAAGCAGCTGTACGAGTTGCCTCGTCAAACTCCAAACAAGACACGAGAGACTGAATGACATTAAATGTCACGTCTTCCATTGTTCAGTTGTCGAGGTGCAAAGGGCATAGCCCTAATCTGTTGTATCGGACCAAATGGTGATGTCAAGACTTAGATCGAAGTCATCGCAGCTTCCGCTGCCTGACTCGTGTGCTTGGCATAACGAAGGGTGGTCTCTATACGTTTGTGTCCCATCAAACCCATCAATGTCCTCATTGGTGTTCCGGCAATGGCGTGCCAAGTGCCGAAGCTGTGACGTAGGTCATGAAAGGTGTAGTGACTAGGAACACCGGCATAGTTTCGTACCTTGCAAAATGCACCGTACAAAGCGTCTTTATCTCCGACATCATCAAACACTCGTGTGTTCGGTGAAGCGTGTTCAAGACGTTTAGAAAGAAGGCTTACAAGGCGTGCGTGCATAGGCACACACCGATAGTTGCCGGGCTTAGTTCGAACATCAGGCAGACCACCAACATGGATCTTTTTAAGACCCAAATCAACATCTCTTACCTTGATCTTTAGAAGCTCACCTTGCCGCATACCTGTATAGGCTGCGGTATAGATAATATCGTAAAGTTCTGTTCGGTAAAAGGGATCAATAGCAGCTGCACAAATTTGGTCTACTTCATCTTGGGTGTACCAAAACATTCGACCTTCGTCTTCATCGAGTTTGTCAAAGATAGGGCTTGGTTTGCACATGTTGCGCTTTGCACAATGATTGATGCATGTTGCCGCTACCGTAGTGCAACGGTTGATTGTGCCGTTAGCAATACCTCGTTCTGTTCTGATGTCTGCAGTGAACAAGTCCATCTGGACCTGATCAATACGTGACACAGGAAACGATCGACCTAGGAACTCAGAGATGTGACCACCATTGATGAGGTTGGTCTTTAATGAAGCCTTACCGAACCACTTGGTTTTAATGGTGTAGTCGAATGCTTCACCCCAAGTAAATTGTTTAGCCATAAAGAGTGGATTGAAGATCTTTAACTAGCTTGCGTCCTTCCACAGTCAACTTAAGGATGTGGCGACGACGATTGGATGGATCAACCTCCTTTGTGATTAGGTTTAGCCCTCGTTCTTTGTTTGAACGATGGTGACTTGATAGCCAGGTCGTGTTCCGAGAAACACTGGCAGCTGTCATGTCCAGATCCTCTTGTAGTGCTACTGAATGACAACCGTCATGAGAAGCAACGTACAAAAAGGATGCAACCACTTGAGCAGGCATCTCAAGGTCCAACACGCGCAACTTCTCGATGATCTTGAGAAGCTTGAGCATGTCGTCGTTTGTGATAGCCCTCTTTAGTGGATCCATCGCTTCCGTGACGAATGCTACAAAAGTCTAGCCTATATGTACCTAAGTGCAAGGTTACACCAGTGCCATTTAACCAAACGTCACAAAAGGGTACATTATCGATACTGATGCAGATGTCAGGCAAGTGATTGTGATTTGTTAGAGCTAAAGGCAAAAGAACAGTACACGAAAAGAAGACTTAAATACTTAAAGTTATGTGTTGTCGTCTAGTATTTGCTCTAGCGCTAATTCAACAATTTCATTTTTGTATAAATGACTACTAAGTTCTTCCTTTAATTGATGTACTCGTCGTTCAAAAGTCGATCTCTTCAAAGTCTTCAGGGTCATGTTGTGAGATGAAGTGAATGTGATCAGAGGTGCAGACACAGAGTTCTAGCGAGGGTGTGTTCATGAGTTGTTCAATCTTGTTATCAGCTGCATGATGCCTCTGATAAACATATTCTTTTACTTTCTTTGTTTCTACGTTCTTGGTTCTTATGATGCAAGCAACATTGCTAGGTAGATCCCAACCTGCAACCTTTAAGTCCATTACCTCATCAAATGTATGAGGCCAAAAGAAGTTATCAGGTTGATTCTTGTATGCTTGCCATCTATTTGGAAAATAAGGCTTTTTACGTCCATTCATCAGATCTGATTACGTCCTTGAGTTGTGCTTTACGGTCACCGGACAACTCGAAGCCAAGCCAAGCAGCCTGTTCAAAGTTGGGAGCCAAGACGAATTCCGTCCATGTATCCATACCGTCAGTCATTGTTACTTGATATTCATCTAGTTTTGAATTACCGAGCAGTGGCATTCTGCGTCCTTGATGTGATTGTGAATGTACAAAAAAAATTAAGCTGAACGAATGAAAGACTTGCGGTCTAAAAGGTGAACAATGTTCACAAGTTGGGCCGTAGTTAATAGCCCTTTCTTGTGATCCTCAAGCGCTTGCATCTGCAACGCTCGGATGTGTTGCTGTGTCATCTTCCTCTACGTAAAATAGTTCGTCCCACATCATTTGCTCTTCAATTAATTCGATTTGGCGCTGTTCATACCAATCAAGGTATGCATCACGTTGTTGTTCTGTTGTCATAGTTAGTATCCAAGATAATTTAATAGTTTGGATGCATCAGTTGCATCATCCCCAAGATCAATGAATGCATCAATTGCAGGGATGTTATGCTCTCGCAGGATGCGTTTTGCTGCTTTACTTGTAAGAAACCCTGCATCATCCGCAGCGTCAAGCACGGACTCTTCGTAACTGTACATGACAAAAAGAATTAGTTTGCTAAGTTTTGGTCGTACTTTCTTATTATCTTGACAACATACAGTGATTCAGTATCATCGTGTTCAATGCAATTTAAATACTCATTGTCAGCTGCTGTTTGGTCGCTGAAATAGTCAACGACTTCATGGTCTTGGATGACTGCAAACATGATTAACTACTGATTGGTGTTTGTGAACTAGTGGGTGTGATCAAAGCAGGATTGCCAAGACAACACACCGTGATTGCGAAGATTGCAAGTAGTGAGCGAAGCATTAGTCAAACAAAGTCAGGATGCTCAATAGACACGAGTATTTCCCATGCCTTGAGTTCGATATACATCCAAACGGCTAATTCCTTGATATCCTGCATTGAGTAGTAGACATCGTCATCTTTACTAGTCAAAGAATCAATGACCATTTGCATCCCACTTGAATCGCCTGAAATTTCAGCGCAAGCATCAAGACAATCAAGGATTGTGTCTTCATGTTTGTCGTAGCACTTCATCAGTTCAGTTGAATAGATGAAGCCACCGACACCAGCTGACATGCCGTGATTGGCTATGTCCTTGAGTTCATCAACCTCAAACTCCCGATCAAGGATGGTGAACTGTTGAGTCGCGGTCGTCATGTTGTCCATGTGTAACGGTTGAACAAGGATCTAAGTCCTTGAGGCCAGCCAGTGGAATCGAACCACTGCATAGACACCTGTCCTGGCAGTTAACTGTCCTTGCCAAGGCTGTGCCAACAGTGCCGCTAGTTCGGTCACCCTCTGTTGGTAGTGCTTGGGTCGGAGGTATTCGGTTGTCCAGGTTAGCAACGTTACACGAGTGCAACGGTTGCATGGACATGTCATAGCGACTCAACAGCCAGCCTGCAACCATTACTCGATGAATCACTTGGCAAACTGTCACACCCCTCAGTGTTTGCAATGTTTCTCGGGTGAAACGGGGAATCGGCTACAGACTGAAACACAATAAAACAAGGCAAAGCACGCATAAGGAACGATATCGTGCACCATACGTGCTAAAACCTAGTGAATTCAGCTAGTTTGTACAACTAGCGGGGGCATACGGGGGTGCGTCCGTCCCCCGCGTTATATAAAAGGGTTAAAACATTTGTGTTATTTTTTCCTGTTGCACAATAAATGCACATTCAATCAACATGTTGTCACGGTCTAACGCTTGAACCACGTAAACATCAGGTCCAACGTTAACAAGACCAACAATGAGCATAGAAAAGACGTATTCACACATAGCCACACGCCTTAGCTACAGCTGGAAAGCAGGTACAAACAAGGTTTTTACATTGATCTGCGATAATTCTATGTTCTAGTTGAGTACCATCGGTACATCTAAGGTCACAGTAGTGAATCCAAGAACGAAGAGAACCATTCATATACATACGAGTAGGGGTAGACAGAGGCAACACTTCACGAGCACATTCTTTAGCGACACCAGCCTGAAGCATATGTTGATAAAGGATCATTGATTGATCAAAGTGTTGTTTAAGTTGAATTTGGAAGTGTTGAACTTCAGTTGGATCTAAGTCATCAATACTATTTTGTCTGTTGGAAGTATCTTGACGACGAAGGTCAGGGATAGTAGGTTGATCTAACACCTGAGCATAACGCTGACTAAATTCTTGAAAGGAGAAAGATCTATGTCTTAAGATTTGCTGAGCGATACTACGGGTAGTAGATATTTCAACACACATATTGACCATTTCAAATGGAGACCAATGTTTGTGTTTAATGAGATACTTAATCAAGTTATCACTGGTCTCAGTGTTTGATTGATTAGAAGGGTTGGAGACTCTAGCCATGTACGAGATAAGATGATCACCATCCTCTGTACAATGTACTAACAAAGTATTAGCCATAAAGAGTAAAAAGATGAATCGATCAACACTCTGTTGATTCCGTTCATCAAATTTCAGTAGTTAAAAGAAAGTTTCAAAGTGAAAGAAAGTACTTTAAAGATAAACCGAGCTTACGCTCGCGTTGATAAGTAAAGGAGTTAAAGGAAGCTTGATTGTCTCCCTTTAACCCAAGGGAGTCGGGTCCACCCTTCCCTTCTCCCTATATAAGTGTCGGGTTAGCTTTAAACCCAGTTAGGGACTGATGTCTTACTGGAACCGCGAGCTTCTCTTCTTTGGTCAATATTTAGCCCAAAGACTAGATGGTTGGTAGCTGTTTGTGGGTCATCAAACCACTGTTCCATCATGTCATTCCACTCTTCCATTTTGCGAAGTTTGATTTGTTCGTGAGCGGAGATAGCCAAAGCATCTGTGTAGTACTTGACGCCTTGTGCAAGGGCATCAATCCTGTCATCATGCTTGACTGCACCTTTTTCTCTGCACATGCGTGACATCTGATAGAAGAGCATATACATGAGACGTTTTTCAGGAGCTTCTTCGGGATTAGACTTAAAGTCCCAATCAATGACACCTTTGTCAACGACTAGCCGGTGTTGGTTCATGACAGGTTCAAGGCTATCAATAATTCTGTCTTCTTTACGAACGTTGGCACGTACTTCTTCTACGTCAATCAGTTGTTTAGTTTGAACAAGGTGTTTTTTAAACAATTCAGCAACGATACCATCACCAAAGTTAGTTTCAATAAGTAGTTTAGAAACATCGTACTTTTTACAATGACGAAGAATATCTAACAAGGTATTGTCAGAGTACCCATCTTTGTAAGCACACATTTCATGCAAGTAGAGGAAGCCGTTCTTTTGAGATATGAATGCTGCGGTAGTTTCGTCAGTACCTCTACCCGACGGGTCAATACTGCAGATTGTCTCTGAGTAAGGTGTCCAGTCACCAGAGAGTTGCATTGGAGAATAAAAGTAATCTCCTGGGAGACCGACTGTGGGTAGCTCTTTAATAAGGTTTTTTGGGTCTGAGCACCAGACGACGGAATCAGGGCCAACAGTGGGGTTAACACTAGTGACGACAAGATCAGCCATCTTAAGTGGGAATTTTTCTGCATCACTAAGGGTTGTGTCAAGTTGGAACTGGAGCATGAAGTTGCTACGACCCATTGCTGATTCACGTTCAAGCAAGTCTTCTGCGTCGAAGCGATCAGGGTCAGTTGGTTCCCAAGGATCAGCACCGTTATCGATGTCTTCCTGTAGCTGGGGAGCCATCAAACCTTCGTAGTTAGATGTATTACGTGGGATGCGAGCAGGCCAAACAAACGGTCTGTAGTTACGTTCAGCAAGTTTTCGATAGACCGTAAAGGTTGTCTGAGGTGTACCCAGGTACATGATTCGAGAATCAGTGTTAGGTGTAAGGATTGATTCAGCCTCAGTACAAAGTTGTAACAACTTTTCTCTCATCATTTCAGTAAGACTGTTACCAGGAACCTCAATGTCATCAAGGATCATTAAGTCAGCGCGGGAGCCGGTCAGTTGGCCAGTAATCCCGACAGACTTGACGGAAGGTGCTTGGTGGGGGGAACAATTTACATCGAAGCTGATACGCGACCATCTTGAGTCGTCGCCTTTGGGTTGTAAGTGTTTTAACCAAGGTGTTTCTATAATTAGTTTTTGTAGAAAGATTGACATGTTATCTGCACGTTCTTTAGACGCGGAGATAATCATTATCTTTTTTTCAGGGTTATTAAAAAGCGTCCACAAAACAAAGGCTCCAGTAATCCAGCTTTTTCCCACTCCACGGAAAGCCTGTATTTGAAGACGTTTAGGTCCATGTTGAAGATAGTCTGCGATTGCATATTGAGCACGAGTTGGTGAAGGTAAATCAAGTTGTTCCCATAAAGCTTGTAAGAACAGCTTGAAATCATCCTGTAACAGGGTTATAACGTTACTCATGCTGATTCATACCTAAAGCTTCTAGAAACCCGTCTGGGATGCGTGGGGATAGCTCTCCGTGGACGTAAAGTATTTGCCATACGTCGTCATCACGTAAGCCTAAAAATTTAATATTAATTTGTTCAGCTCCGTCCATTCTATAAGTCATTTTTGATTGGGACTTAACGTCTATTTTGACGACAACATCGTTATTAGTAGCAATCAGATCGATAGGTCCATGTGGACTACAATTTCTAAATACAAGGCAACCTTGCATCATCAACCAATTAGATACGAATAGTTCTGCAGCCGCCCCAGTGTGTGAGGTGGAAAGCATTTTAAAAAAGCCGCCCCCGAAGGGACGGCAGTGTGGGTAGATATTGTTTAAGCAGAAGTAGCGTACGACTTAAGGTCGTTAGAACCAAGGTTCAACGCTTTTCTAAGCATTTGTTTTTGCTTTTTAGTACCAGATTTGTCAATCATTTTTCTGTTAGCAAGTGCCCAAGCCTTAAGACGCTTAGAAGACGATTTGCCCTCCATACGATCACGCTTAGGTGCTTTAGTGACAGTTGTCTTTGACGTGCTGCCAGTCACCTTACCGCCAGACTTAGTTTCAGCAGGTCTAGGCGTAGCCTTTGGTTTTTTGTCGTTTGGCGACCCTTGGCCTGTACCTTCTCCAACAGGGATGTTTGACATGCCACGCTTAGCTGGCTTTGTAGAAGGAGCAGTCTTAGTAGAACTATTAACTGTGCGCCCCCTTCTGTTGGTTTTGCCACCAGTCGTTTTCTTTTTATTGCGACCTTTAAGAATAGCTTTTGCATGTCTAGGTAATGATGCATAACCTTTACCTTTTTTAAATTGATCAGCTAAATCTTGAACTGTAGCAACACCACCAAGGGCAAGGCCAATAGCTCCCAACTTATTGCCAGCACCAGTAGTGACAGCTTTGTTTCTCATAAGATTGGCTGCAGTCTTGCCAGCAGGTGGCAGACGTAGTTGTGGCTTAACACCGCCACCCCTAGTTCCAACTTGAGGTTTGGTTTTAGGTAGTTTGTTGATGTTAGTCCGACGTGGACCTCTAGTACTTTTAATTGGCCCACCTTTTTTACTAGGAGGTAAAGCTTTTTGAGGTGAAGAACCCTTTAAAAGTTTTTGAGTCTGTACAATTTTAACTGTAACTTTCTGGATCTTTCTAGAGATAATTTGTTTAGCCTGAGGTGTCTTAGCAAGTGCTCTTTGCTTTTTAAGCTTTGCACGCTGTGACTGCAAGAGTGTAAGTTTTTTACTAGCCATTTGTATAATTTAGAATGATGTGTTCACGTAATGGGTTGTTATAGCGAGCTATATATTGTCGCCAATTAAGACTTCCTTTTTCCTGATTGCAGCTAAGACAGGCTGCAACTGTATTCCTGTTATCTCCGCCACCAAAACAGCGAGGATGAACGTGATCGAGAGTAAGTTGATTGATGTCATAAGTTTCTCCACAATAAGCACATGTGCAGTCGAAATGCTCTTTGATACTGCGCCTCCAAAGGCGCTTTGCTTCAGAGGATGTCATGGCTATTAGGTTGTATAAGTAGTGATCAGGAGTTGGAAGTAATGGTGTCATGCGTTCCTATATTTAGGACGATTACCATGGCCATTATTTGCACGATTTATTTTCATCGCTTGTCGTGCAAGATTACCTTTAGAGTCGTGAGAAAGGTCAGGCCCGCCTTTACCCATCATTCCTCTTGCTCTTCGTGCAGCTGCTAATTTACGACGATAAGCTTTTTGCTGTGGTGAAGCATTATATGTAGCCATATAATCCCTATGTTTTTGAGCAGCCTTAGGATTATTGGCATAGTATTTAGAAGTTTTACCTCTTACCATAAAGTCTGTACTGTACTAATTCTGGGTCAACATTAGGCAAAATGTTAGCTAGTTTATCCAGTGGGTTACCATCTAAAGCAACACCACTGATGTCATTTTTATGTAGCCAATCACAAGCCGCTTTTAATTCATGAGCAGTAGCTTCTCCAGCTTTAATGCGTTTAAGAAACTCCTCAGTAACTAAATTATGCAGTTCGTTAAACTGATCTTCAGTCGCTTTCTTGTTTGACACGTGCTTTCTTAGCTTTGGTTTTTTTTACTACTGGGGCTTCAATTGCATAGCGTGTTTCACCAGGCTCATGCATAAGATGTGATTCAGCCTGTGCTGCTTTTTCAGCAGTTAGAAAAGTACCCAACACCTTTTGAGTGTATAGGTCTACAAGTTTGTAAGTCATAATTAAGCGTATTTAGATTTAGAAGATTTGCGTGCTTTTTTAACAGGGAATTTCATAGATGGAACCCATTCCTGCATGTGATGATCCCAAACTTTATTTGACCCCATGGGCTCTTTGTTACCACCAGCATCACTACCTTTCTGATGTCTTACACCAGGACCAGCCTGTGCAATATACTTTTTTCGTGCCATAATAAATTAATTTCTTAGAACAATTTGATCTAATTTGTTTTCAATACGCACCATATGGTCTTCCATACGTTGAACCATGACTGATAAATCAGCCTTAGATACATAGTCTTGAGCCACGCCAAGTTCAATGGCATCGATACGTCTGTCAAGACCACTAATGCGATCATGTACATTATTTATTCTGTTGTGTAATCTGTTATTTAATGCTGAGCCACCTGCAACTATTGCAATGACAGCAGCTACAAGTGCTTCCATTATTC